TGTATGCCTCTTCCCGCGATTGCAAATAGACGTTGCACAGGAAGCGGGATTCTGTGCCACCTTGGCCGTCAGAAATCTGGGCTGATGCGTATTTAGAGATCTCATATAGCGTCCATTTATCTACTTGAGCAGCCGTAACAAAACGGCCCAAACCATATCTAGAGGATGTAATTAGATCGCGCAGCACCCACGCGGGATCCGCCGTCCATGCGACCTTAAAAGTCCCATCCCAAACACCCGAGTAAGAAATAGAGCCATCATCCCGCACGGTGCCATTGGTCGGGATCTGAACCTTGACGCCTTTGATGTCGTAGGCGCGGGTAGGGATTGCTTGGAACTGGGAAGCCTCAAAACGCAAGCCAACCAAAGCGGTCAGCGGGTAGCGCAGTTTGGCGTCGATAATTTCGGTGTAGCCCGCAAACGTCATCAAACGGACGTTGGTGCTGCTGTCATTGATGCCTGAAACGCGGCGTAGCTTAATGTCCCAAGGTGCGCTGCCCGTTAGCTCAATCCGGTGGCTGCGTTCATAGGTGCTGGTGCATTTGCCACTGACAGTGGTATTGACCTTTTCTACATAACCGCCGCCATCAGATTGAACATCAATGGCATAGCCAATCGAGGTTGCTTTTAAACCGTTATCGACGCGGTAAATCTGGTTAAACGCGACGCGAACCACCACAGCGTCAACGTCGCCATCGGTAATCGTGCGGACGACAGAATCGCCAACGTCATCACCGACAGAGCTATTTACGTTGACCGCGTTTTCACTAGCGGCAAAACCTTCGACGTAGTTTTGATTCTGTGTGCCTACGCGAGAGGCGAAATCGCTATAAACAAAGTTGTCGCTTCCATCGCTGTTTTGCAGCGGGGTATCGTCAAAGAAAATTGATTGTTCTGGGTCGTCAGGCGTTGCAAAGCCTTCAATCTCGCCTTCACTCAGAACATCAATTAGGCGGATGCTGGACTTACTGAATAGCGAGTTGGCGTCGTCGCTGCGCTCCGGGCCGGCACTCTGAACAACAACCGTTTGCTGGACGTTGATGTTCTGCTGTGGTGCAGGTGCAGACTGACGACCACCGCCAGCGCCAGCAATACGCTTTGCCATCAGATGTCCGTCGTACTAACGCCTGCTGATACCACTACGCTACCGACGCGCATCCGTCCGTAACAGATCGGGACTGGATTTCCTTGAGCGGTCAGGTTGACGGCACCGTTGTAGATGTAGCTCGAGCGGTTGTCGGCTGGGTCGTTGTTGACTGGATTAAACGAGTCACGACGACCAGGACTGCCTCCGCCAGTAAGCCCAGGAAGGTCAGCAGGTTGAGGGGACAGCAACTGGGCTGTGCCGACCAAAATCAACGCAATACCAATATTGCCAGCCAAAGCAGTCAGACCAGCGCCAATAGTTGCTGACGTTGCACCAAAACCAATTGCACCACCAGCAAACATACCTGCACCTGGAAGCAAAATAGCAGCGGCAACTAGCGCAACACCAATCAGAATCTTGCCGACACCACCACCAGCACCAGCCAGCACGGGCGTAATGCTAATTTCTTCGCTTTGACCCGTTGGGTTATGGATTTCGTCTAACTCTTCAATCGCTGATTTGCCGACCTGAACGATATAGCCAACGCCGCGTTCTGCTGCAGTAACTAGCGATTTTTGAAAACCTTCAAAGTTCGCGCACAGTGCCCGGATCGCTTCTGCCGGAGTATTTAAGTCAAAATGATGAACACGGCCAAACTGCTTGCCTAGTTCACCGCGCAGCACCACTTTTTTCATAGCCGACTCCTGTGCCGCAGGATATGAGTGGTGTTCTTCCGATAATAGCCAGACCACAGGTCACGGCTAGAAAGCCGCCGCTCTAGGTGCTGCAGGATCAGGTCGTCACCGATATAGATCGCAACGTGATTGGACACTGGCGAAACGATCTGCATCAGTAAGGCGTCACCGTATTGGGGTTCTGCGTCTTGCCCGACCGACGCAAAATCCTCGTTGGCAAAGTTTTCGACAAAGGTGTTCATGCCTTTGTGCCACCACTCGCCGTGGCGTTGATAATCCGCAAGCTCTAAGCCCCATTCCTGTTTGTACCAGTCACGCGCCAAGGCGTAGCAATCAAGCGTGCCGTAGCACCATTCCCGCCCAATCAATGGCGGCTGCCAGCCTTCTGGTTCATAGCTCGCCCAAGTTGCTGTCGGCCACCCAACGATGTGCCAGGGCAGCCCTGATGCCTCCATTGCAGCTTTGTCCGCCATGCTCGCCTTGGGCTTCATGTTCGGGTGACTGTGCACCACCGCCGTGATTGCGCCGGCGTCATCAGCAGCGGCGTAGTCAGCAGGCGACATGACAAAGCTCATTTCCTCCGTCGCTGTGTTTTCGCACGGCCAATAGCGTTCTTTGCCTTTGACGATGACTACCAGACCGCAGGCTTCGCGGGGATATTCCTGTTCTGCGTGCGCTTCTGCCGCTGCCTTGGTTTCAGGCTTCATCCAATGAGTCCCGCACTTGGGAAGCCGCCGTAGGGAATCTCGGCATTGTCGCCAAAGCGCAGCTTGCAGCTAGAGAGGCGGTGTCCGCAAACATCCTGCGCCACGTTGGCAACCTCGTTGTCGTCGATGTCGTAATAGTCCGTGCCGGTATAGCCGCAGCCTTCGCCCTTGTACGTCCACGGGCAGATGTTTTGGATGATCTGGCGCCGGGGCAGTTTTACGCCAGCAACATCAAAACTGGCAGCAAGCTCAAAGCTGACGACTGCGCGGTTTTCGGCAACCTTGCGGTCAACGGTGTAGATCTCACGCGGGAACTCGGCAAACGGGTCAGCCGTTGCATTGGTGCCACTGGTGAAGTTGGTGGCGTCCAAGTATTTCTTAAGCGTGCGGATCCGGGTAACCGTTGCACCGACCAGATCGTTGTACTCAAGCACCAGCGTGGTGCCCAGGCTTAGAACGTTGCTAATGCTGATGGTTGGGCGAGGAAGCTGTCCGCCGCCTTCATAGGTAAAACCAGTCGCCTCAACTGGATACCGCTGATAGGTGTTGCCGTTCCAGACGATGTTTCCGCTGATCTGTTCGTTGACGCCAGCGTGGAATCGGTAGATCTGATCGACGCCGATGCTGCTTGCCGTGCCATCTAGCTCAAACAGTTCAATCACGGCGCTAGGCGTCAGTTTGTTCAGCTCTTCGCCAACTGCGCTGACAGCCTCCCAAACAACAGTGCCATCCTCAACCTCGGCACCACGAACAACCGGCCATGGCTCAGGCTCAGTTGCTGCACTTGTGCCAGCAGTGGTACAGCGGAAAACTAAGCCCGAAGGCTGAACGGAACTGGCGCGGCGAACATCACCAACGCTGAAAGCCGTGCTAGCTGACCAAGCGGTAAAAGCCATTACGGTTCAAATACCTGGCGGAATGTTGCTGTAATCGTTCTGCGTGTCGGCAAATCTATTTGCTTGTTCCAGTCTTGGCAAACCCATTTGTATTCAGTTGATTCATCTGGCGGCGTCCATTCAAAAGGCTCAACGCCAGCACGCGCATTCAAAAAGTCTTCAATAGTGTCAGAATCAGCCTCTGTGATATTGACCCAGCGCATTTGCCAGATCTTCGGGTTTTGGTTTAAGCCAAAAGTGACGCGCTGCTCATAACCATCTCCAAAACGAGCAGTTCGGACAGTCGGCTGGCTTGCTTTATTAAGCCCAAAACTGGCCTGTATATCAGGAAAGGTAGCCATTAGCCGAGCAAGCCTCCTGGGCGTTTTTGACGGATCAGTTCGGCGCGTACAGCTGCGCCAAGTGCTTCACCCAGCCTATTTGCGTTGGGCTGGTCACCTTCCACTTGAGTACCTTGAGCGTCAACGTTGACCACGATATTTCCAACGCCTGCAGAAGCCTCAACGCCAAGGCGACCACCAGGGCCACGCTTAAGTGGCATGATTGCTTCGGGTCCGGCTTCACCGGCAAGCCCAAACCGACCGACGCCGCCGTTGGCGTAAGCGAACATCGTGGGCTTGTCAAAAATGCCGCCCTTGGCAAAAGGTGCAACTCCAAAAGTCGGATTAGTGAAATAACTAGGCGCAGGGCCTGGGCTGTAAGCCGTATTCAACCCAGTGGTGCCAGCTTGGAATGGGGAACCACCACCACCACCAATAAAGCCAATAGCCTGCATAATGCTCCGCAAAATTGTTTGCTGAACAATCATGCGCGCAGTCGCCGCCAGAATAGTTCTGGCGAAATCAACAAAGTTTGCCTTACCTGTTGTGACCAAGCGGGTAAGCGCATCTTCTAAACCTTGGAAAGCTGTTCCGGCAAGACTCGCAACACCTTCACGCATAGTCCCGATGTTTTCTAAATAAGCAGCAGTTGCGTCTCTTACCCCGTCAAATGCATTCGCCTGCTCTTTAACTGTTTCGACAACTTCAAAGCTGACATTAACAAAGGCTTGCGAAGCTTCTGCAAGAGACCGAAGCTGTTTTTCTCTTTGTTCAGCTGCTTTTTCTTCTGGAGTTTTTGTAGTGGCGGCAGGTTTGGCGCCATCAGGCATGGTGAAAAGACCAGTGCCTTGGCGTTGAGTTGGGGCAGCCGCGCGGCCAAAAGCCAAGCGATCAAACAAAGCTTTATCTTCGCCTAACTGCTGGCCAAACTGCTGGTAATACCTGCCAGCCTCATCAAGAGCACCTTTGAAATCAAGGGTAAAAACCCTTTTCAAAATCTTGGCACTGCTGACAGCTGATTTAATGATGCGATCAAACAGCTTTATTATCGACATCAGAACGATGGCAACGCCACGGATACCGCCTTCGATAACCATAAACAGCGAGGTCCAATCGTTCTCGCTATCGAACAGAGTCGCGAACGATTCAGCAATCACCTGAAGCGCCGGCAACAGCTGATCCATCAGCTGCATTCGGAAACCTTCAAACTGAAAACCGATCTTTGTCAGAGTGTCATTGAACAGCTCTGCCCTTGGCGCAAACTCTTCGCTTAGGTTGTAGTTGAACTCTTCAAGGCTTTCAGATCCGCCGTTCAGCAGCGTGATCATGTCAGCGCCAGATTTGCCAAAAAGGCGCATCGCAATGGCCGCCTTTTCAGGGCCGTTCGGCAAATCTTTGAATTTATCTGCCAGTTCGCCCAGCAGCACGTCCGAACCCTTCAGGCTGCCATCAGCACCTTTGACGCTCACCCCCAAGGCGCTGTAGGCCTCTGAGTAAGTCTTGACCCCTTGGCTCGCTTCAAATTGTGTCCGAGCAAGAGTCTTAAGGCCGGTCTCTAGTTGCTTCTGTGAGACATCAGCCAGCTTCCCTGCATTGACGTAACCCTGCAAGGTGTCCGCGGCGATGCCAGTCCGAGTGCTCAGCTTGCCAAGCGCATCAGCAGCGTCAATGCTGCCCTGAATAAAACGAGTAAAACCGCCAACAACTAAAGCAGCACTCAGCGCTTTGAATGCTGTATTCAGGCCGCCAACGGCCATCTTGAGGTTCTTGACCTTGCCTTGCACTCCCTGCATGGAGTTGCCAAGACGCTTGATATTGTTCTCGCCCTTGA